AACTTAATGTTATAAAATTAAATAATATGAACAAGAAAGAAATTAGAAGCGCAATTAATAAAGCAGCGTACGCGTTTGCTGAGTCAATGGGATACGAAGTACATGACGATGAAGGTGACGGTACCGTATCATTCATCCCACACGAGTACACAACCATAGACGATACGATCACTTGGCATCGCAGCTCACATGACACGTGTGTGTTGAACTGGTCCAGCGATAAGACCAAAGCGGACGCTGATGCGATCGATGCACACATGAAACCGATCATCGAGCAATATAATAATCAATACATTAATAAACGTGTCATGGCATAGCCATGATCGTATATTGACGGTATAAATAAAAACACATGAAACAAACCAATCCAAACGTTTACCCTATAACAACATTAGTAGGTATAATAATATTATTATTAATAGAATTCTATAAATCATTATAACATGAGCAAATTAACATTTACAGACGGCGAGTCATTCGATTTAAGTGGTCCATTACGTTTGGAAGAACGTTATGATGGATGGTATGTATTGGGAAACAATAGAATGATACCCGTGGTTAGTCAAGATGCAGGTAATAAATTGATTGACGATCAAATGGCTGAAGCAATAAACATTATAAACATAATAAACAATTAAACACATGAAAAAAGTATTATTAGTACTAACATTGGGATTAGGAACATTAGTAAGCAAAGCACAATTATCAGTAAGTAAGCCAGAGAATAAAGGTATTATTGGTGAGGCTGGAACAATATCAATGAATTATATTGTAAAAGGAAATATAAATGATACATTATTTCTAATTACATATAAAAATGAAAAATATGAAGTATTAAGTGATTACAAAAGTTTAGCTTTCTACTCTAAAGGTAATACAAAAAATGCCTTATATAAAGTTTTAAAAAATGCATTTAAACAAACTGATAAATACACTCAGGAATTGACATTGGGTACTGATAAAATTACATTATATAAAATATCCAATAATACACTTTATATTCTAACACCCGGTGGATATTTTTCAATGAATGAGCAACAATTAGATGAATTATTTGGTAAACAATTAAACAATTAAAATATGAACGTAAACGACTTAATGAACATGAACGACATGTATTATGTAGGAAACATAATCGATGTAGATGGAGATGGATGGGTGACAAAGCAAGAAGCGCAAGCGATATTAGATGAGCTAATGGGTGATGAGTCAGAATAATAAACATATATTCACGGTATAAATAAAAATTAAACACATGATAGCAATTATTGAAGTAGTATTACAGGTAACATTAGTATTAATAGTATTCATCGCGGGGTACAGGATTGGTGAGGTAGTGACCGAGGAGTACGCGCACGACAAAAATATGCACGAGTAGCGCGCGCGTACAAAAACCTGCGCGTCGTACAAAAGGGATGTAAGGTCGTGGACGATAGCGATCGATAGCGGGGCGCGCGCGGTATTATAGCGGATTGCTCCCACGCCAATTGCGGTCCATCGACGGCGCGCACAAAAAAGTGCATAACTATATGAATCTTCAACGCAAATACGATCTCTACGCCCCGACAGTATATACGCATATCCCAAATTCCGAAATAACCCTTTTACATCCACTTTGTAAAATCCCAAAATCTCTTTTAATACAATCTTTTGCGTCGACAAAAGGATATATTTATTGACATGAAAAAATACACAGGCGAAATACTATTAACTAAAGAAGCATTTGAAATTCATGCACGTCAGTTGCGTGAAGAAACCGCTAAACAACACGGTATGACGCTAGAGCAGTGGGATGCCGCCATACTTAGCCAAAGTGTTATACAACAAATACATGACCACATATCGGGTTCAATGGAGTAGTGTGGTGACGGCACGACTCTTACCTATATTTCCCAGTATAAAATAACAAGTTATGAAAAATTACGTCGCCAATATCACACGCGAGAAAGCAACCCAGCAACGCGTTACATTAGATCAAGCTCAACTGGATTATTATCTTCGTCCTGACACTACACATGATAATGTACAATATACAGATGTATTTACTCTCTCTCCAGACCCACTTAATCCTAAATTCGATATAGTTCAATATTGGGTTAAACGCGAACGTTTTGATGTTCCTTTATCTATTGGGGAAGGGTATGTTTATATATTGGTTAATAAAGGTCAACCTGGAATTTTAAAAATTGGATATACGGATCGCACTCCACAACAGCGTGTTGCTGAAATAAATAAAGGGGCGGGTATAATTACTCCTTGGTATATTTCTAATGCTTTTCCTTGTAAATCACCTAATCATATTGAATCGCTTGTTCATAAGCATTTTGAGCAATACAATATTAATAAAGAGGGATTTGCGGTGACTATTGCTATGGCGGAAAAAGTTATAAGTGATATTATTAGTGAAAACAAAGCCGGTATTTAATTAATTTAAAAACGAAATAAACGCCTAAATATAGTATATACGTATAAGCGTAGGATAAGTGTAGGCAACAGCAACTTGAGCAGACTATTAAAAATTAATATTTATAGATATGGCAAAACATTACAAAATAAAATTAGAAGATAAAGCGGCATTGCTTAATCATCTTCAAGCATTAAATGTTAATATTGATAGCTTTGATATAACAGATAATAAATTGGATAATACATTTGAATTTACTGTTGAGCAACCCGAAATAGTTAATATGGTTAATACCGTACTTAAGCGTTCACCTAAAATTAGTCAGGTTAAAGAGCAACTTAAAGCAATGATTCGAGAAGAATTAAAAAATATTAGAAATAAAGAGTAACCAAAAGTTACTCTCTTTCTTTGGAAATACAAAAAATCTTACGTAACTTAACCCTATAATTAGAAATTAATAGGAACATAAAGAAGCGTATATTTATATATAAACATATATCACACATGAGATACAAAAACAACGTGCTAGATAAATTAGTGCAATTAGAATCGGCTGTTAACAAAGTTCACATCCAAGTAAATAGAGGTGGAACACAAGACAATGTTAATGAGTCTATTGAAATTTTAAAAGAACAAATTGAACAAATTCGTGAAATGGTTTCTATTGAACCGGACGATTTTGAAAATCAATTTGCTCCTAAATAATAAAATATGATAATAGCTTTATGGGTAGTTATAATTCATTTAATTGAATTAGCTGTCATTGGTGCTTTTTTACTTATTAGACGTAATAATACTTTAGAAAAGGCTTTTGCCGAACAACAACAATATATTGATGCTATTGGTATTATTGCTGCTGATGGAGAAGTACGTTTAAAAGAATTAGATTTACAAGGTGCATTCCAAGCCGATGATGAAGTAGGTACATTCTTTCAAAATTTAAAAGAAATACAAACTTTAGTTAGTCAATTTAATATTCGTAAAAACTAGTTTGGTTACGTTTCTTCCTTTTCGTATAATGTTATTAAAATAACAAAATGGCATATTATGAAGAAGATTACGACTTAGATATCTTTGCTGAAGATGACGTAATCGCTTTAACTAAAAGAGGGCTACCTCGTAAACGTAAGCCCAAAGAACCTAGAATATATTTTACTCAAGATACTGAAGATGCTATCGTGGAATATCTTATTACCACCGATATGGCTGAACGTAATCGCATTTATAATGATCGTATTAAATATGGTTTTTATAAATTAGCCGAGAATATTATTCATACGTTCAAATTTTATTATACCGATACTGATACAATTGAAGAATTAAAACATGAAGTAATTACATTTCTTCTTGAAAAACTCCATTTATATAAATCTGAGAAGGGTAAAGCATTTTCCTATTTTGGAACAATTGCTAAACGTTATTTAATTGTATATAACGAGAACAACTATAAAAAGTTACAAGAAAAAGCTGATATAGATGAATTAGATGAAGATAAAACTCATTTACATGAATCAATGGATGCTATAGATGAATTACATTCACCAAATTTATTCATCAATCAGTATATTAAGTATATTGACAAGCATATTCATACATTATTTCCCAAACAACATGATGCTCAGACAGCGGATGCTATTATTGAGTTATTTCGTAAGCGTGAAACGCTAGAAATATTTAATAAAAAGGCTCTATACATTTATATACGCGAAATGACAGATGTATCCACCCCTCAGATTACTAAAATTATTAAAAAATTAGATACTATACGTGTTAGATTATATAATGAATACTACGAGCACGGGTATATAAAGATTTAATTATTCATATTTATTGATAAACGCATTTTATGGCTAATTTTGATGACGTAACAATATTCGGTAATACATCTTTATCGGATCTGTTTAAGCAAATACACAAGAATAATAAAGATATCGATAAGCAAATTGGCGAGTTTATTGATACTATGAAACCTATGGCGACATCTAATGCAGGTTCCGCAGTGATGTTAATGCCTACCGTTAAAGATTTAATAGACGTTAACGTAAAAAATAATGAACAGCTAATTAAAATGGCAGCTATTGCACAACGTGCTGCATCTTCTAATAGTTCATCACCCGATTCATTGATTGATATGAGTGAAATTGAAGCTTTATTAGCTGAACAAAAAGACATTCAGGATGAGGGTAAAAAATTATTAGAGCAAGCTCCTAAAACTCAACAACTTCAATACGAAAATATTAAGTAATGTCTTTATCTATTAAAACTGGAGTTGGTTCATTAACAGCAGGGATAAGTAGACCTACAAATATTATTTCAACACTTCCTTCTTTAAAAGTAGGTAGAGTATATGGTGTTGTTACTACGAATAATACTCCAACTTTAAAACAGTTTAGCAGAGCTGGAGAATATGGAGGTACAGGAACTGTTTTTTTCTTAGATTATGATAATGCTAAAAATATAATAGGTAATAATACAGATACTTTTTTAGATACTTGTGATATAGCAAAACCTTTATTTCCTAATATTAATTACTATCCTTTACTAGGAGAATTAATTTATATAATAGAACTTCCATCACCAGCATCTCAAATAACTTCGAATTCAACTCAAAAATATTATACTACAGTTATAAATTTATGGGGTGATTCTCAAGTAAATTCTCAAACAGCAAACTCAACTTCTCCTTTAGGAAAAACATTTATTGAAAGTTCTACTATTAGAAATTTATTAAATTTTGAAGGAGATTGTATTATACAAGGTAGAAAAGGAAATTCAATACGTTTTGGTAGTACTGTAAGATTTGCTTCAAGTAATAATGAATGGAGTAACATAGGAAAAGATGGTGACCCTATTATGATTATTTCTAATGGTCATAATTATAATAAAGATCAAGATTTTTATATTGAAAAAGTAAATGAAGAAGCTTCTTCTATTTATTTAACTTCTACTCAAAATATTCCTTTAGTTAATGATATAAAAGATCCTATAAATCCTCTTACATCCCCAATTACTAAATTTTATCAAAATTCTCAAGTAATAATTAATGCTGATAGAGTAGTTTTAAATTCTAGAAAAAATGATATAATGTTATTTGCTTCTAATAATATAGAATTAAGTACAAATTATACTGTTAATTTAAATGCGGGTGAACATATACATCTTAATATTAAAGAAGAAAATCCTACTTCATCTACAACAGCAACTATAAAACCAAAAATATTTTTAGGTACTAAATTTACAAATGAAATACCAACAGAACCTTTAATGTTAGGTAGACAAACAGCTAAATATCTTCAAGATCTATTACACGCTATAGATACATTTGCTGTTAAATTAACACCATCTGGGGCTACTCCTCAAGGAAGTCCTATAGTTGACTTACAAACAGCTGCTGATGAATTACATAATAGAATTAATTCAGATACAGATAATCTTCGCGATAGAATAGAAAAATTATTATCTAAATCAACTTATACCATATAATGAAAAAATTACCTGGTGATACAGTAGCCGAAAATTTAGCCGAAGTTCCTCCTAGCAGAGGAGCCTCTACGCCTACTATAGGAGGTATAAACCCCCCTACTTCAGGTGATATGAAATCTAATGTATCTTCTTTTATTCCAGCGGGTGTAGGAAGTACATTGTCTCAAATTCAAAACCCAACTACATTTGGAGACCAATTAGCTAATCAAGCTAAACAACAAGTAATAGCTGTTATATTAGGCCCTATTCAGAAATTAAAAGCTGAAATTGAAAAAGTAATTAACGATAGAATTAAATTAGAAACAGATCATGTAAATACTCTTTTAGATTTAACTAATAAATCTATAGCTACAATCACATATGATCCTTATGGTACATCAGTTACAGTCCCTCCTGTTTTAAGTCCAGATGAATATCAGGCTGCTATAATTAAAGAAAATACTAGTTATGAGGCCTCTAAAATCATTAATGATAATGATAGAAAAAGATTAGAAGAAAGATTTCAAAAATTAATTCTTGATCCTTATAATAAAATTAAAAAAGATATTACTGATTTTACAAAAAGTAAAGATACTTTAAAAACAAGAATTAAAGGTTTAAAAGGACAGATGGATAAACAAAAGTTACAACAATTAACTTTAAATATAGCTAAAACAATAATTGTAACTACTTCATCTTTATTAACACAGCAACTGATTACAACTATATCTAATAATTCTTCACTTCAAGATTTAGTAAATAAAACAAATGTTATTATAGATGCTGCTGAAACTATTGATCAAATTAATCAAGCTAGAATAGCTAGAAATGGTTGTATTAATAAAATTAATCAACAAGAAGCACGAATTCAAGCTGCTATTAAAGTATTAAATACTATAAATATAATATTAACTGTATTTAACATATTAAATAAGATATTAACCCTCCTTAATATCCCTTCTCCTTTAGGTATAGCTGCAAAACCATTAGCTATACTGAATGTAAATGCTGCAAAAATATTAGATGGTATTTCAGCCGCAGTTTGTATTTTAATTCCTATATTAAATGGAGCTGTATATGTTTTAGAAGATTTAAAGAGACAATTACGTGATATAAATCAAAAAATTGAAGAAAAAACATTAGCTTTATTAAGTGATGTTGATTTAGTTGACTATTTAGATCAAATTAAATATTCTAGTGATGATCCAACTTCTAATATTAATTTACAAGATTTAAACACATTATCAGGACTTATAAACCAACCAATAAACCCTATTTCAAACAATTTAGGAGCCTATAAAGGATTTACATTCTTTACTAGAGAAGAAAACGATCCTAAATTTAACGTACGCGGAAATAAACGACACTACGTTGTAGCTGTAGATACTAAAAATGTAGAACGTATTAAAAGTGATTATTCATTTACATTAAACCCAACACAACTAGTAACTCAACTAAAATTAGTTATTGACCAACAAAATTTACAAGGATAAAATATTTATAACTATGAACATCAAAGTATTTAAAAGATTAATTAAAGAAGCGGTAATTGATGCAATGCACGAAGAATTACCTGAAATTTTAAACGAAGTAATGGCTCGTCAAAACAAAACAGCCTTAACTGAAAGTAAAACAATGAATTTTACTAGTGCTAATGTGCCAACTAATCCATTACCCAATGGTGTACGTAGCCAATTAGCATCCCAAATGGGTGAAGCATTTGGTTTTCAACAACCTACCAGTAAATTAGCAGTAATTGACGCTGTTGACGAAAGTACAGGTGAAAAATTAAATCCATTTGCTGCTTTTATTGCAGATGCTGCTAATAATATGACTGCTCAGGACAAATCAGGGTTAAGACAATTAGATTAATATGCCAATACCTCAAACAATACGTGTAAATCCGTTAGATTTACAAAAGAATATTGTAATTGGGGTATCTTTACCTTTCAATGCACCTGGTGTTTTTAACAAAACATATAGTACTAAAGATCAAATTAAATCAAATTTAATTAATCTACTATTAACAGATAAGGGTGAACGCATAATGAATCCTGAGTTTGGCACAGATTTAAGAAGATCATTATTTGATAATATGACTAATCTTAATTCAGAAATTTTAAGGCTTAAGATAATAGATTCAATTAATATCTTTATTCCTGAAATAATATTAGGAGAAGTAAAAATAGAACCTAATTTTGATTCTAATATTTTGGATGTAACTATAAATTATCGCCTAGCAATTTCAAATATTCCTGATCAAGTAACTGTACAATTTATATAATAATGTCCCAAGATAACAATATATCATACTTAAATAAAAGTTTTAGTGATTTTAAGGCTAACCTTACAAACTATGCTAAAACATATTTTCCAACAGCATATAATGACTTTTCAGATGCTAACCCAGGAGCTATGTTTATTGAAATGGCCTCATATGTTGGTGATGTAATGTCATTTTATCTTGATAATCAAGTACAGGAAAACTATTTATTATATGCTAAAGAAAAAGAAAATTTATATGCACTGTCATATACTTTAGGATATCGCCCAAAAGCATCATACGCATCTTCAGCCACAATAGATATATATCAAAAAATGCCTATTAAAGTAGGTACAAGTCCTTTAATTCCTGATACCTCTTACGCTTTAATAGTACCTGAAAATACAATTTTATCTTCTACTTCTACTGGAAATAAATTCTTAACTACTCAAAAATTAGATTTTAGTGATACAGGAAGTGCTACTATTACTTTGTATGACACAGATTATTTTTTAATAAAAAATTCAATACCAGCTATATCTGCTGATATTAAAACAACTACATTTAGTTTTAGTAGTCCTCAAAAATTTTCTACTGTTACTATTAATGATAGTAATATTTTACAAATTTTAGATATAACAGACAGTGATGGAAATAAATGGTATGAAGTACCTTATTTAGCACAATCCACTATTTACGAAAAGTTTTCAAACCCAAATTATACTACTGATCAAGTACCTTATTTATTAAAATTAAAACGTACTCCACGTAGATTTATATCAAGAATTTTATCTGATAGTTCATTACAACTAGAATTTGGAGCAGGAGTTTCTAATAAATCTGATAATAATATAATACCAACCCCAGATAATATTCAATTAGGTTTAGTACCAGGTATATCTAATTTGCTAAATAATTATAATCAAGCTTCTATATTTTATACTCAAGAATATGGTTTAGCTCCTTCTAATACAACTTTAACAGTAAGATATTTAACAGGTGGAGGAATAACTTCAAATGTATCTACTAACGATTTAACTAGTATTGATACTTCAGGGATATATTTTAAAAATGGTGATCCTGGAGGAATAATATCTACTACAATAAGATCAAGTATAGCTTCTACCAATCCAGACCCTTCATCAGGTGGAAGGGGTGGAGATGAAATAGAGGAAATTAGACAAAATGCTTTATATGCTCATTCTTCTCAACTACGTGCTGTAACTAAAAATGACTATATTGTAAGAGCATTATCTTTACCTTCAGATTATGGTAGTATTTCTAAAATATATATTACCCAAGATGTTATGGAGAATCCACAACCTTCTCTTGTAACTGCTAATATGCAACCTAATCCATTATCTTTAGATTTATATGTTTTAGCTTACAATTCTAATAAACAATTAGATTTAGCATCAACTACATTAAAACAAAATCTAGTTACTTATCTAAATGAGTATAGAATGGTTACAGATGCTATTAATATTAGAGATGCTTTTTATATTAATATAGGAGTTAATTTTGATATTACTACAATAAGTGGATTTAGTAATCAATTAGTATTATCTAATTGTATTAATGCTTTAAAAGATTATTTTAATATAGAAAAATGGCAAATAGATCAACCTATTGTACTTTCTGAAATTATATCTCTTCTTTTACAAATAAAAGGAGTACAATCTGTTCCTAATATTGAAATAATTAATAAACAAGATACTACAGGTATTATTTATTCTACTTTTGGATATGATATACCTGGAGCTACTCAAAGTGGAAATATATACCCATCAGCAGATCCTTCAATATTTGAAGTTAGATATCCTAATACAGATATTCAAGGTAGAGTTATAACATTATC